CGTTGTCAACAAATCGTTCGTTACATTACGCTCTGCTGGATTTAACATATCACCAGATTTAAGTTTTTCGACCGAACGTTTAATTACTGTGAGTGACTTTGTGTCTGCAAGTCCTAAACGAACCAATTGATCTAATCTAGAAATTTCTTTTCTATCTTCTGGTGTCTTTACTGCTTCACCATACATCTGTTTGAATTTCTTAGTGTGCTTTGACTGTTGCATGTCACCTTTTTCACGTGCCTCTTTATCGCCAGGTGCGTCTGCATATGCGCTTTTGTCAGAATCAGACTTTGGTGTATTTCTTTCAAAGTGTGCCGCTCTTGCGTCTTTATCATCTTTACTTACGCCAGCATAATATTTCTTTGGCTGTGTGCCTTCTCTGTCTTTAACATCTCTGTCTTGTGGTACTGTTGGCTTCTCAACGATAAAATTCTCGAACATATCATCAATGCTCTCCTTCTTCATCATAGCACTCTGCTTACGCATAATCTCTTTTGATCTAGCGGCTGGCACTAAACGAATTGCAAACTTGCGAATTGCAGGCAATGTCTTCTGCAATCTAGTGTCAACTGCAATTTTCTCGCCTGTGCTTAAGTCAGCATAGTTCTTACCACCAGCAAGACGGGTTCTGAAAAACTTGTATGCCATTTTAACAGCACGTTGTTTCAATCGTTTAGGATCGGCAAAGCGTTTCATCTGTAATGCTCTAGCACGTTGAAGACGCTTCGACATTCTTTTGAATTTTTGCGCCCTCATTCTACGTGCTGAGTAACTCAACACCGCTTCATCTTGTTGTTCTAGTTCTTCTTTCAAATTCATTCCCCTTTTAACTGCATCGAACAATGCTTTAGCGTCCGAGTCTGATAATTTTGATGGCACACCTTGTTTAAAACTGTCGAAATCGTCTGATGTAACGAAGCCACGCATCTTAGAGCCAGACATGCCAGAAACACCCTCTGCATCTGGATCACGTTCGCCTGCTGAAACAATCTCAATAGTTTTGAAAGTATAATCTTTGCCATTGTACTTATTCAATAATGTCTTGAATTCAGGAATTCTATCACTACCAACAACAACAATTAAATCATCATACTTACCACTGAGTTCTTTAGCAACTTCAATGATTGTTCTTGCAACAGAATTTTGAACCATTGGCCCAAATGCCTTCTTTGCAAACTTAACTTTAGTCTTAAAGTCTAATGGATCTTTTTTTGGATTTGTACTATGGGAAAGATACAGTTTAGCGTCAGCATTGCGCTTCTTCGCTTCTGTTTTAATTTTGTCGGCAAGTTTTTCATGGCCATTTGTCATTGGGTTCATGCGCCCAAATGAGACTACAACTTGCGATTTTGTTGCTTCCGTTAAAGAAGTCTTGAATGATTTCATTTTGGAGTTTTCCTTAGACTGATCCATACAGGTCTGCCGTAGCCTAACTGTGCTTATACTTTATTTATAATTCAGTCAAATTAGGGTCTTAAATCAATTCTAAATGCAAGTCCAGTAATACCACTTCTGGACTTACCACGAACATCAAACTTGACTTTGCTTTTGACGCTTTCAACATATTTTTTGTCGATAACGTAAAATCCCTTAGGACTAATGATGCTATCAGCAACGGCACCTTTGTATTGGGCCAAAGAAAGTTCACCAGTCATTGCTTCATATAATAATGCAGTCGCATACTCTTTATCTGAGTTAATGTACTTCAACAAGGACTCCATTAGGAGTTCTTTGTTTTGTGTCATCCAATACTCATAGCTTTTGTCTTTGATGATTTTACCACCTTTGATAAACTCATTGATAACTTTCTCTGATGCCTCATCAATAATTCTTCTCTTGTTGGACTCAGATAAAAGTCGGGTGGGCATTGTCTTTAACTCTTTAATGATAGAAAGTAAGACTTTACTTTTTGATGCACCTGGAACTTGTTTAGCGGCAGCCTCAAATAACTCTGCGGTAGATGAACCTTGTCCAGATGCAAGCTGAACACCACCTGCCATCTTAACAGAAACAGAATATACTTTTGTTCCTATCTTCAGTACAATATCAGTTTTTGGCTCAGGCTTTGCTGAGATTGCGACACCAAAAGGATTTGTTGCATCATCCGAATGCCACGCATCAACCCTTTTATTACCAGCAAATTTGTAGATATGGTCAACACACTTCTCCGCTTGATCTAGAATGTTCGCAGAAAGTGGGCGTGAATGTTTTTTAATTTTATTGTTTTTGATTTGAATTTTTTCAGCAATTGCAAATTCTAAATCTACGCCTTCTGATGCCGCCATATTATTTTCCTTTTTTAGTGCATTTATACCATCGAATACAATTACCGAATGTATACATAAATGTGTCTGGTTTCAAATTAGACTATGCGTTATCTCTGCCAGCCTTTGATAATGTCTGGTGAAAAGTTTGCATAACTGAATTGCATTCTGTCAACCAACTTGACTGCATTGCCTTTAATCTTATCGATTGCAACGTAGCCTTCAACTCCAGTTACTTCGTAACCTTTCTTGGTCAACAAGAAAGTATTCAACGTTTTAACTTCATCCATCTTTTTCACTAAAATCAACTTCGCTTCAGCTAAGAGATTCATCATTGTGAAAATGTCTTCTAAGTGTGACTTGTTCTTTGGTGAAAAGAATTTAAGTACTTTACTTTTCTTTAGCATCTGAGTAGCACGACCACGTTCGCCTTTGCCTTCGGCTTGTTTCTCGTAGTAGTCTTCGATGTATGTAATCAATTCTTTAACGTGTGCTTTGACGTTGGTGATTTTCAACTGTTGACGTACTTTTGAATTGTTGAAAGTCTTAATGCGTTCAATTAAGTCTTCGTCTGTATTGATGTAGTTTAATGTGGGTGCATCGAGTTTTCGGAATATCTTTCCTGCTTCAGATAGAATTGCAGTCACTTCATCATTCTCTGCTTGCGTTAACGTAGCTTTACCTGATACGTCTTGATAGACTGCGCTTGTCATCCATACGTTTGGTGTTTTAGTGAGTGTGCTTAGAATGTCTTTACCAAAGACTGCTGACATTGACTCAAACGTATCGCCTTCGTAGATTGTATGCCATACAATGCCAATTTTAGCACGTTTTATCTCTTTAGCAAGTTCACTTTCTGCGGGCACAGCATAGACAAGTGTATTCGGATGAAACGTCACATACGATTCATCTTCGATTGTTTCTGTCTTTAAGTCGGATTGTGTGAAGAGTAGGTCGCCTTGAATGACGCCTTTAATGTTGATCTTAGGCAAATACATCAAACACGCTTTGAGTTTGTCTGCTAAGTCGCCAGAAGTATCTGCATCGATATCTGCTGGTGTTTTATATACTTTAGGATTTTTATTGAAGACGCCCTTCTTCGCAACAAAGAATTTGCCGTCTGTTGGGTCTTGTCCTGCAAAGACTGCTGGCGCCCCATCCCACTTGACTGAAATGTCAACTTTGTTTTTGGAATGTCCAGCAAGCATATCACGCACCGCTCTGAGTGCGTTTATGCTATCTCTAGTCCCCTCAACACCACCATTCAGAACATCGTCTTCCGCATGTTCCATGTGAGTGTTTTTCTTCTCAATAAGATATTCTTTAAATTTAAACATAATAGGTCTGTCGTTGCTATAGACCTATTTATAATTATCTTCGCATCAATGCCTGGTCTTTTGCGTCATCATCAGAGAAAATAGGAACTGCATTGCTTTTGTGTAGCGTACCAATGCCAATCATCTTGTCGCCAGTGTAAACTTTGCCATGAATTGGTTTCGTGCAAGCGTGGCCAACTGTCGCTAAACTTGGATAGTTGGGGGTTTCACGGATGTGTGCTTTTGGTGGCTTGTATGCTTCTACTGTCTTAGGCTTTTTGGTGCCTTTAGAAAATGAAGTGGTCGGCAGGTTGTCAAGCCACTTTTGATACTCTGCAACTTTTTTTGCAGGAGTTTTTTTCTTCTTTGATTTTTGATATGTGTAAATTAACATGATGTAAGTTCGTCAACAAAGTCTAACAATAATTTGTGATTTCGTTCTTCGTGCCAATGATCCAGTGTATACTTTTCATACCAATACTTTTGACTCTCAGGATGACAACCAATCACACCCACACGATTTTGAATGATTGCCATAGCATCACCATTCGCATAAGTAGAGACTATTTTAGCATGTTCTAGATTGCCTGTCAATGCACATCCGTCGTAGAAAAACAACGTTTCTGGTTTGCCATTCCACGTTACGTTTGCAACGGTAGAATAAGACCTACGAATGTCTGCGGTATTTTGTTTAATATATTGAACAGGTTCAATGTCATTGAGTATATCGAAATAGTGACTGCCAGCCCAATACGCACCCATACATATTCCGAGATAATATCCTTTAGACTCAACAAAGTCGGCTATCATATTAGCACGTTTGCGTCTAAAGAATTTATCATAAGAATCTGCATCTCCGATACCCCCAGGAAACGCAACAATATCTGCATTGTTTAATACTGTCACTAAATCATTATCAACATTAAATAAATTAATTTCATAGTTTGGTGATAATGCTTTAATCATTCCATCACAACAGTCTGTAGAACACTCTGGGTGATTAACAAACAATGCTATCGATTTCACTCTATGCCATTTTATCTACATTCTGTCCAGGACGATTCATTCTACGATTCATTTCAATACGTGCTTCTTCACTAACTTCACGTAGATGTTTAATTCTACGTTCTTCTAAACGCAATTCATCAATTCTTCTCTCCGTTCTATTGAGAAGAAGCTGGTCATACATCCTATCATTGTATACTTTGATTGATTCTACGCTCATTTGAACACCAAGAATGCTAACATGATACTTTGCAGAAAAAATCCAATGCCATTTGATAGCATGTATAACTTATCTTTCATTATAGCAGACCGAATAAAGAATAGCAACAGTCCAGACCAAATAAGTACAACCATACTTAATGGAGGCAATACTGTAGGTTCACCTTTAATTGCTAAGTACGTTACTGGTACTGTAGAGCCATGAATTAAAATCAATCCGATCCAACCACAGATTTCACCGAACTGACGTACAATCCAGTTGTACCATTCTGTAACTTTAATCATTTCAAATTTCTTTTTTAAGTAGTTTAAGAGTAGGTCTAAATTTTTGATAGAGTCCGACTTCACGTCCATATGCTTCAATCTCCCATAATGATTCCCAATATTCATCACCTTGGTATTGTTCTCGTTGAAACGTTACCAAGTTCCCTTTTTCATGGAATTTTAATTCACCTTTAGCGTATTGCTTAACGTGAACCATTTCATGTGCAAGACATTGTAGAACACGCTTGCCAAGTTTATTCCATTCCAAATTTATTACAAACTGCTTATTGCTTGGCATTCCTAGAACATCATCTTTAGGAAACGCTTCACCAAGTATTTTGTTTTTCGTATAAAAATCTTTTATGACGTTTACATTGATTTCTAATGTATTTGACAACCTATCAGTCATCAAACGACTTGCATAAAAATGCGTAGCCATCTTCAGAATTTTTCGTTCTTTTGGTGTCAATGTGACACCTTTCGACCTTAGATTGAGTTTCATATCTTTTTCCTATCTTATGTCTATTGTAACACCATTTATGGTATCCTGTCAACATATATTTAGTGAAAAGACTGGTATTTCACATTATGAAATTAGACCTTTAGATTGCCAAAGTCTCGATTTTTCTGCATTCTTTTACCGAATCCAGACTTATCAAACACTGGTTTGTCCTCTTCAATCTGACCGCTGTCGGAGATGTTAGTCTGCGCTGACTCTTCTGCATCATACAGTTTCATTTTTGCTCTGTCAACACCAATCACAAAACGTTTGTTTGTTGTTGGATCACTATATCGATTCTTCAACTGCTTGACCATAATCTGATTCAAGTCTGCAAGTTCTTCGGTTGAAATCAAGGCAAACATCAAGTCTGCTGTAGCTGGCAGACCAAATGATTCTGAAGTATCTTCAAGTCCAACGTCTGAGTTTGTGTAACCACTTCTCGTTGTTTGTGTAGCTGATACGATTGGAAGTTTATGTTCAACTGCAAGACCACGCAACTCTTCTGCAATCGCTTTGATGTATGTGTAAGAGTTAATAGAAGAACCCATCTTCATACGTGCAGAAGAACAAATGTTCAGATAGTCAATGTAAATGATATCAGGAATGAATTGTCGTTTCAATTTCAATTCATTCAACAAATGATTGAAGTGATTTACGTTTGCACTAGCAGTTGGATATTCTTTGATGATTAGTTTACCCTTAGTCTTCTCACGCAAAGATTCAACTTTCTTCAAGTATGTTTCTTTAGGCATACCAATCAATCTGTCAAGTTCAACGTTCATCAAGTTAGCATCGATACGTTCTGCGATACGTTCTTCAGCCATTTCCATTGTAATGTAGAGAACGTTCTTACCCATCGTTAGATTGGCTGCCGCACAATGACACATGAACAAAGATTTACCAACACCAGTACCAGCGAGAACAATGTTCAAAGATTTTTCTGCAAGCCCACCCTTAGTGATTCTATTCAGATAGTCAAGATCGAATGGGATTCGTCTTTCAACTTTATGATAGAAGTCATATCGTGTTTCTGCGTCATCAATAAAATCGTGACCAATGTGATTGTCAAAAGAAACAGAAAGCGCATCTGCTAGAATTTTAGGGATCGAACCCTTATCAAGTTTTTCTGCATTGTTCTTATTCTTGTCATCAAGAATCTGAATGCTCTGCATGATGCCATTGTAGATAGCTTTTTCTTGGCAGAAATCTTCTGTCGCATCAATCAACCATTTAGTGTCAGACACCTCAGGGTCGATTGTGATTTCTTTGACAAGTGCAACAGTTTTCTTGTGTTGGTCATCAGTTAAGTTTACTCTCTTATCAATCTCAATGACCAACGCTTCTTTCGTTGGCATCGAGTTGTACTTGTTTACATAGCTTTGAATCTCATCAAACAATAGTTTTTCTGAAGACTCTTGAAAATATTCACCTTTAATAAATG